AATTGTTTCTTACCTGCTTGTGAGGTACGAGTATCATTGTTAACCCACAAAGAGAACTTACCACGCAAATCTGTTTTGAAATCTGGATGATTTACATACCAGAAGTCTAGGCGCATTCCGTTATCTCCTTCGTAGTTAGGTTCTTTAACTTTATCTTCTTCAATTCCCAAAAGGGCAGCAAGTGCTTTACTAGTTGGGTTTACAGCAACGATTTGGATAGGTGCAAATCCTGTGTACAATTTTTTGCCTGATGAAGGCTCTCTGGTTTCTAATTCTTCGAATTTCATAATTTTTTGTCTTTAAGTTTTTATTTGGTTTTTGTTGGTACTTCTTTTACTTCTTCTGAGTAATAAGTGTCAATAGATTGACATACAAGGTTTAAGTCATTAGGAATCAATGTGTCAGCAAACATATCCATAGGGCTCTTCGCAGGATAGTTCTTGAAACGGTTGGTTACAAAATGATAAGTTGCTTTCTCGTCTTTGTCTTCACCTACGTGAGTATAAAGAGCGATTGTAAACAATCCTTCCAATACGATTTGGTTGTCCAATGCTTTACCGATAGTCTTAATCTTCTGACCTACGATATGTCCATCATCCTCAATTGCTTCTGAGTGAGTGATGTAGAATACTTTAAGGTCATTACGAAGTTTACGAGCTGTAGTAAGCATGTTGGTTACATCCTTAGCTAAGTTTACAAATTTACCGAAACCTACTTCGTTGGCTTTCTTCATCATAAGGAAAGACATAGAGTAGATAGCATCATCCATAATTACATTCTTTATGTGTGGTGCTTTCTCGCTGATTTGTTGTAACAAAGCTGTGATTTGAGCGATCTCATCTACTTCCATGTAGTTCTTAGACTCAGTGTTGTAGAGTTTCTCTGCTCCTTTGAAAGGCAATTCTTTCCGTGCTACGTTAATAATAAAGGTTTCTTTGGGATCGAGGGTTCTGATAGAGGTTGATTTACCTGTACCTGAAGGGCCTACAATTGCGATTAGTTTACTTGACATATATTTTGTTTTATTTGGTTTCTTCGATTTCTTCTATTTGGTCTATGATATCGTCTTCTGTATCCCAGCCAAAGTTGCCTACAAAGTGCACAGCAGCAGTGAAACAGTTCTGAAGATCTTTTTCAGGGTCAGTTAATAATTCTTCTCTCATGTCTTGATTGTTATACAGTTCTGAGGAGAGCCACATCAAGAAGTTGTCTTCTTGTTCTATGGTCCATGTGTGCTTCTCATACCAGCCATCTTCTTTGAAGTCGATAGTAGTATAGTCTACATCAATAACGTCACACATGTGTTTGATTATTCTAATTAAATACGGGTTCTGTTGTTCATCCATTCTTTACATTTTTAAAAATCTTTCGTAATGATTGCCTACTGGGTTATTCATATCCTGTGGTCTAGGTAATTCTTGGAACTCTCCGTTAGCTCCATTAAAGTAAAGTCCTATGCTTGAGTTTTCTAAGCCATAGTAACGGTCTTTAAGGAATTTAAGGGAGCGATACTTGTTACCTAAGATACTTACATCATATCCATTATGGTAGCGATATTGTATCTAGCAGGACTAAATAGACCAATGACAATTTCGTAGTCTTGGTGTACACCTTTGTTAATGTGGAGTTCTTCCATTGATGGTTCTAGTTTCTCTTCCATCAATTGACCTTTGTAGGTGTAAGTCTGTTTCTCTGATGCAGGTGTCTGCTGATGTACGATTACGTTGATCATCTTGTAACGCTTAGAGAAAACCTCTAATACGTAGTCTTTAATCATAAAGTCAAAGGTTTGATAAGATGACAACTTAATCTTGGTGTCAGGAGCTATCTCATTAGATAGAAGACTGATGTGGTCTAAAATAAAAAATACCCACGTATCATCTGACTTATACTTATAGCCTGTGATTAACTTCTTACCGTCTTCGAGTTCTTTATATGTGTGCTCTCCAATTTCAGGGTTATCAAAATAGGCTCTAATATATTTAGACATACCCGTAGGGTTTCTAATGTAATCAACTACCTCTACGATCTCTTGTAAGTTATAGATGAATCTTTCAGCATCCTTAACCTTAGCCATAAGATCGTTAGTCATAGTGTAATTACCAATAGACTTTAGTTGTTGTACGCTAATAGTTATCCTGTGCTTCTCATACATATAGATTGAGATAAAAGATAACCAGAAGTCTGTAGCACTTTCTTCTAAAGCAAAGTAGAAGATTTTAGGTTGTATAGAACTCTTGTTTAAGCGTACTTGCTTGTAGATGTTTAAGATAGTCATGTACTTAGCAAACTTTGACTTACCTACACCTGATGCAGCTGTTAAACAAGTAATAGAACCTTTAGTAAATCCTCCGTAATGTTCTCCTAGTCTAGGAAATGGAGGAGGGATAGAAGTTAATCCCCCCTCTTCCTTTACTAGTTTATTACGTTCAATCTGCCCAATTAATTGTCCAAACTCCATAATTACAAAATTTGATGACTGTTGTAGGCTGGACCTGTTCCATTCTTTAACTCCTCACACCATTTGGCTAAGTCGCTTTGGTCTACGCCATCTATCTTTTTGTAAATAAAGTAACCACATTCTCTAATGAATCTGATGTTTCCTTGAGACTTAAGTGTACTTATGTAGAGATCTGTTGCTTGTGCTATCTCTTCTAGAGTATAGTCGTACTCACTGATAAATCTAATTAAGCGTTTTACTACGCTAGACTTGTCTGTGGTTTTACCTGATACTCCTAGGTTCTTAGCACTAAACTTACCTACAAACTCAGCTAGCCAAGTAGCAGAAATAACAATTTCTTTTTTTGGTGATTGGTTGACATGTTTGTTAGCAAGTGATTCAATTACAGAAGGCTTGGGAGCAATCAACTCTCCAATAGACTTAGAAAAGTCTAAATCTTCTAGTGCCTTAGGTGTCCAACTAAAAGTAGTTCCGTTATGTAGAAGCTTTTCCTCGTAAATCCACTTGTCTATCATCTTCTCTTTCTGCAGTAGTGCCCAGAGGACTTCGTAAAACGTTTTCTTCATCTGTTGGTTTTATTAAAGTAAAGTTTACACCCTTAAAGATTTCCTGAGAATTAATCTTTATTGGGTCTACAAAGATAGGCAAATCTTCTTCTTTTTGCAAGAGAATTTGGTCTTCTATCCACATTTTTTTCATAAAAAGAAAGTCTGGATGTGACTCCAGACTTTCTCCATAGTGTTCTATTTCCATAGATTAAAGTTTGACAATTTCCTCAAAAGGAACTTCTCCAGCTTTGCAGTCTTTCATCATTGTCTCAATGAAATCTTGCTCGTCATCAGGTACGTTAAAAATGCTTTCGCACTCATAACAATAACTGTTAAGTAACAAATCATTTGTAACGTGAATATTTTCACCTAGACAGTTAGGACAACAACCTTCCATCATCATTTCATCGAGGTCTGCTTGCTTGTAAAGAACTTTAGACTTATTGCTGAATGATTCTAATCCTTCTCTTAGTCTTGGGTCTGCATACTGAGGGTAACATTCTGCCATCCATTCGCTGTAGATTTCATACTCTTCTTCTGCTGCGGCTTCTTCTGCTTTATCTTTATCGTAAGCAACATCTCCAAAAGGATCTAACATGTCCAAGGAATCTTCTGGTCTAGACCAGTACTTTGGACTTTTAGTAGAAGCCAATTCGCTTTTTGGAGGCATCCACTCTCCTTTCTCTATGTCATAGTACCAATCTTCGTCATCGTCATCCCAAATATTAATCTGTCTAGCACCTGTTCCCAAGTAAGTAGTAGTAGATTTAGTCTTACTACCTCCATAAGGAAGCTCAGAACGAAGATTAGGTACAGGGAAGGTAAGAGGAATGTTTCTCTCAGCTAGCATTGTAAGCATTTCATAAGCAAAACTGAAAGCATTGGTAAGAAGTGCTACACTTGCTACCTCGCTATCTCCATGCTCGTTGAAATAACCACAAGAAAGATTGTGAGAAGATACTTTAAGACCTCGCTTACGAAGACCACCTACGTCAGTAGCTGTGCCTGAGTTAAGAGAATAGCCATACTTATCCATCAAATCACCAATCAAGTCATAATGCTCAGGGTTAAAAGTCTGAACACCGTTTGTATACTTAATGAAGTCATTTGTATAGGATCTGCGATCTAGCTGAGTAACAACCAAAGAGTTGTCAAAGAAAGACATGTCACATGCGTACGTTCCCACTACAATATGTTATCGCAAAGGCTCTTTATCCTTTGCTTCTGTAGTTTCATATATATCTACAGTTCAGACTATATCATCACCCTATAAGGGTGTTCTGCGCTCGTGGTGTTTTACCATCCTCAGCATTACCTGGTAGGACTCCATACACTAGTCGTTGAACCTTCCTTATATTACTATAAGGCTTGGCTGCTGATTACCCCATCGGGCTTTCCAGCAATTCACAGAATTTTAAGAGGTCAAGTGGGATTTACTACGTTTCCTACTTAAATAAAAGTTTGAGTCTTTGTATAAAAACTCTAAAAAAGAATGCCTATTTTTA